TATTAGAAGAAGTCTTAATATTATTTACAAAATTAGCAGGGCATACAGTTAGTGCTCAACAAAAAGAAGTAGAAATAGAAGGAGTAAAAGGACATCAAGATTGTTTTATAGATGGAGTTCTTGTTGATTGTAAGAGTGCATCTGGTAAAAGTTTTCTTAAATTTAAAAATAATACATTATCTGTTGATGACCCCTTTGGTTATATACCTCAAATATCTGCTTATGCAGAAGGTAATGGTGTAAATGAAGCAGCTTTTCTAGCAATAGATAAACAAAATGGAGATATATGTTTAACAAAAGTACATTCTGTGGAGATGATAAATGCTAAAGATAGGGTTAAATATCTTAAACAAACTTTGGATGAAAATAGACCACCTGATAGATGCTACTCTGATGTTCCTGATGGGAGCAGTGGCAATAGGAAGCTTGCTATTGGTTGTGTTTATTGCTCTCATAAAAGATTGTGTTGGTCTGATGTTAATGAAGGTAAAGGACTTCGTGTATTTAATTATGCGAAAGGTAAAAGGTTTCTTACACAGGTAAATAGAACACCTGATGTAGAAGAAGTAACAAATTGGTAAAGGAAATAAAATGGCAATAAAAGCACATATATTAGAAGCAGTTATGTCTCACTATACAGCAGAGAGAGATAAAGCTTTAGCAAATATTAAGATACATATTAACAATCCTGTAGGTGTAGGAGAACATCCTAAGATTGTAGAAGATGTAATTGAATTAGTACACAAAGCATCTGAAGCTAATGATGCAATAGAGATGTTACATACTATAGTAAATAATGAAAAGGACAATTGATTTAGAGGTTTCAGTTTTAGCAACTGTAAAGAAAAGTGAATCACCAGAAAGAAAATTATTTCTTGCTGTTATATTTCAAGCTTTATTAGATGCAACAAAACCTAAAGAAAAAAAAGAATCATCTATTTCTATTTTAAATAGGAACAGAGCAGTAGCTTGGTTTTTTTGTAGTGTAGGAGTTACATGTGATAACTTTGAATTTGTTTGTGAACAAGCAGGGTTAAGTTCAAATTATACTAGACAATTTGCTTATAAAGTGATACACTCTAAAGAAATTAAATTTGTTAGACAAAAAATTAATGCAGTATTAAACAGTAAATAGGGGAATAAAATGGGATTGATGGATAAAGCTATTGCAGATACAGTAAAAAGTGTAAAAGGTTTTAAGAAAACAAACATAGAAAAAGAAGCTAGGATTGCTACTGATAGACAGGTAGGTGGTGACCATTACAAGACATGTAAGATACAACCTGTTGATTATATTGTAGAAAATAATCTTACCTTTCTTGAAGGTAATGTAGTAAAGTATATTACAAGACACAGAAGAAAAGGTGAAGGTGCAAGAGACATTGAGAAAGTAATACATTATTGTGAATTAATATTGGAGAAAGATTATGGCAGGGAATAATTATTTACCAACAGAGTATCAGACATTTATTCATGCATCTAGATATGCACGTTGGTTGCCTGATGAAGGTAGAAGAGAGACATGGATAGAAACAGTATCTAGATTTAGTAATTTTATGCAAGGTCATTTAGATAAAAACTTAGGTGTAGTATTAGATAGTGAAGTATGGAGAAGAATAGAAGATAGTATCATAGGGTTATCTGTTATGCCATCTATGAGAGCATTGATGACTGCAGGTGCTGCATTAGAAAGAGAAAACATAGCAGGATATAATTGTTCTTACATACCTATTGATAATCCAAAAGCATTTGATGAAGTATTATATATACTTATGAATGGTACAGGTGTAGGTTTTTCTGTTGAAAGACAATACATAGATAAATTACCTACTATACCAGATAAAGAGTTTGAAAAGACAGATGATGTTGTTTCTGTTAATGATTCAAAAGAAGGTTGGGCAAGAGCATTTAAAGATTTAGTATCTTATTTATATACATGTAGAATACCTAAGATAAATATAAGCAAAGTTAGACCTGCAGGTGCTAGATTAAAAACATTTGGTGGTAGAGCAAGTGGTCCTCAACCTTTAGTTAACTTGTTTGATTTTACTATTGACAAGTTTAAGAATGCTAGAGGTAGAAAATTATCTTCTATGGAATGTCATGATATTGTTTGTAAAACAGGAGAAGTGGTGGTAGTAGGTGGTGTGCGTAGGTCAGCTCTTATATCTCTGTCTAATTTATCTGACCAGAGATTAAGAGTTGCTAAGTCTGGTGCATGGTGGGAAACTAATCCAGAAAGAGCATTAGCTAATAACTCTGTAGCATATACAGAAAAACCAGATGCAGGTATTTTTATGAAAGAATGGTTAGCATTATATGAAAGTAAATCTGGTGAACGTGGTATCTTTAATAGAAAATCTGCTCAAGAAAAAGCTAGAGAAAATGGTAGACGTAATGCTGATTGGGACTTTGGTACTAATCCTTGTAGTGAAATTATATTAAGACCTAATCAGTTTTGTAATCTTACAGAAGTGGTTGTAAGACCTACAGATACAGAAGAAACATTACATAGTAAAATAGAAGTAGCTACAATACTAGGTACAATACAAGCTACACTTACAGACTTTGGTTATCTACGTAAGAGATGGCAAACTAATACAGAAGAAGAAAGATTACTAGGTGTATCTCTTACAGGTATTATGGATAATAGTTTATTATCTAGAATGAGAACTCAGTTACCAGATGTATTAGCTAAGATGAGACACAAAGCTGTATTAACTAATGAAGAGTGGTCAAAAAAGTTAGGTATACCACAATCAACAGCTATTACTTGTGTTAAACCTTCTGGTACAGTTAGTCAATTAGTTGACTCTGCTAGTGGTATTCATGCTAGACATAATCCTTATTATATTAGAACAGTAAGAGGAGATAAAAAAGACCCTCTAACACAGTTTATGGCAGACCAGGGTATACCTTGTGAAGATGACGTAATGCAACCTAATAACTCTGTCTTTTCTTTTCCTATGAAAGCAGACTCTAGTGCTATTTTTAGATATACCATGACTGCTATTGAACAGTTAGAGATATGGAAGTGCTATGCACAAAACTGGTGTGAACATAAACCATCAGTAACTATATCTGTTAAGGAACATGAATGGATTAATGTAGGTAACTGGTGTTGGGATAATTTTGATACACTATCTGGTATATCATTCTTACCTTTCTCAGACCATACATATCAGCAAGCACCTTATCAAGACATAGATGAAGTGCAATATAATGACTTACAGTCTAAGATGCCAAAGGATATTGATTGGAATAAGCTGCAAAATTATGAAACAGAAGATAATACAAGAGGTTCACAGGAGTTAGCATGTAAAGCAGGTTCTTGTGAGTTAGTAGATATATAATGGTTTGGTTAGGATATTTTATAGTATATGGTATAGCCACATGTATTTTTTTATGGATATTATTCGTATTTATTATGGCTATACTAAATACTTTTGGGTTATTATAATGTTAGATTATATTGTTATTTCTATAAGCATAGTATTAATATTAATTGCACTAAGTTCATAAAAAAGTTCTTGACTTTTATAGTTAATTAGTGTATAATTACACAATGAGTGCTAGAAATAGACTCAATTTTTTAACTTGCTTAATAAGGAGATAAATTGTGAACTTTGAAATAGATAACTTTTCAAGACAAGCTATTGGTTTTGATAGATTGTTTGATGTAATGAATAATATAAGAGGGAAAGATGTAAACTATCCACCCTATGATATTATAAAACAAGATGAAGAAACTTTTCTGATAGAATTTGCTTTATCAGGATTTAGTAAAGATGATTTAAATATTACTGTAAAAGAAAATCATTTAACTATAGAAGGTGATTACATAAAAGCAGAAGATTATGAATATTTGCATAAAGGTATCGCTAAAAGGTCTTTTACTAGGGATTTTGTTTTAGCAGACACGTTACACGTTGAAGACGTTACATTCAGCGAAGGTATATTAAGAGTTACTCTTAAACAGATTGTACCTGAAGAACAAAAACCTAAGAAGATTAAAATTAATTAAGTTAACAGGGGAGTTGAAATATACTCCCCCTTTTTAAGGATAAATATGAGTACAAAAGTAAAGAATGAAATGACTAATACAGTTTATATAGGATATGATGAAAGAGAAAAAACTGCTTATCATGTTTTAAAATTTTCAATAGAAAGAATAGCTACAAAAGGTGTGCGTGTTGTTCCTATAAAGAAAAATGTAATGGAACGTATGGGATTATACAGAAGAAAATCTAATAAATTAGATGGACAAGAATATGATGAGATAGATGGTAGACCTTTTTCTACAGATTTTTCTTTTACAAGATTTTTAGTACCACATTTAAATATGTATGAAGGGTTAGCCTTATATATGGATTGTGATATGTATATAAGAACAGATATATCAGAACTATTTGAAATGTGTAGAGATAGTTATTATCCTTTATGGTGTGTTAAACATAAGTATGAACCAGAAAAAGGTATTAAAATGGATGGTAAAGCACAAGAACCTTATAAAAGAAAGAACTGGTCTAGTCTTATGATGTTTAATTGTGAACATCATTATAATGAAAAACTAACAATAGATGA